CCCCAAGTGCTACCAATTGTGTCAGTAACAAGGTCGAGGCGACCCCCTTCAGCGGGGTCGCCAGTCATCTGCCAGATACTATGATCACCGAATATCAGCAAGATGTCATCTGAATAGGGGCAAAGAGCGTTGATAATGTCACTACTCTTGCCTGCCTCAGACTGATTACCGGCTACAGCTTGCACACGAGTTGCTGTCGTTGGGCTATAGTTCCAATCATCGGCATCCCCAACCTTACTCATAAACCAGTTATGAGGATCAGTGCTAATACCACTACAAACAATGCGACCACGCCATGTCTCAATCAGGCGTGGCTTATTACTGCCTTGAGTAGGCAATGAACCAGCACTTGCTGACCAAGTTGCGACAGTGTTTGTGCTTGCCGTCCACTTCTTCTCATTAGTCCCATCAGCAAAATAGACCACACCAAAAAGCTGTGAGGAGAATATAACAGGCACAGAAGAGCTTAGGGCGCTTGAGCCATTTGTTGCTGTTGTAAACGCGCTAGATGTAAACTTCGCAACCGTACCATTGGTAACTGCATACGAAACCACGCTCCTTGCACCGACCTCGTTCTGGTCAGAGGGAGTGGTTCGGGCAACTACCTGCCCTAGGGTTTGCACCTTTCCGTCAGCAGTCCGAGCATCGGCGTGCTTAACAAGACCAGCGCGTTGTCCACCACGACTTCGACCCGTGGAGGGTTCATATGCCCTAACATTCTGGCAATCAACAGTGGACTCTCGTGGCTGTGACTCGTAAGCCGTTGACTCGATCAACCCGCCGGAAGGCCAAGGTAAATCAAAGCGGGTACGGCCTCGTGGCATTAGCTCAATGTAGCTCCATGATTTGCTAAAACAGCCCAGATAATGCTTGTACCTTTGTTAATGCTAATCAACGTAAGCACATCACCAGCATCAGCCATGACAGCAGTTGTTTCTGAACCAGAACCAGAGTTAATGATTTCACTTCCTGAACCAGTAATGGTTAAATCACCACCGTCTGTTTTCAAACAAACCGTAATGATAATACCAGCACGCTCAGGTGATGCTATCTTTCTGGATTCAGCACCGCCGGTAACTACAGGGCAGATACCAAAACTGCGGTCAACAGGAATGGTTCCACCACTACCCGGATCAACGATCTCAAGTTCTGTTGTACCAGCGATTTGTTGAAGGATATTATGTCCTGACATTTAGTTTCTCCTAGGAAATCAGGTGTAAAGATACGTTTCCATCGTTATTTGGAACAATTTTAAGATAGCTTATACCTTCCAGTTCACTGGTTAGTTGATAAGCTCTCTCAGCAGCTACAGTCGTACTAACAGCACCGCTACTATTGTAAAGCTGTAAAAATGTACCATCCGAGGTGGGTGATACATAATAAGTAAGCGATGTAATGCTACTTCCAGCAGGTATAGCACAGATCATTTTCCTGAATCCCTTGAAGGTGATTACAGGGCTATCTCCTAATGTGCTATCAAGCGTAATGCTCTCAATTACAGTATTCTGTGGATTTGTGTACATATCTTTACCTTATGAGTCATAAAATACACTGTTATTGTACTTAACTAAGTCACCATTTATGTAGCGATTTTCCTGCTCACTGAGTACCTTTTGGTTAGATGGGTCTCCGTTGTAACCCATTGTGTCAGGAGTCTGCAATTGTCGATCCATTGCACATGAAGCTGCCAACCTCTCTTGGAACTTCTGAGTATGAATACCAGAACTGTTTTCAAGCCTCTGCTCTGCAATCGCAAGACAACTTTCCAGTATTGTCTCAGAGTGCATCTCACCACCTAAAGGGTAAGGCTTTGACGCTGTTATCTTGCTAGGAAGTGCATGATACTTATAACGCAATGTGTATGCAGCATCCGGCATCGGCCAAAGCATTAGTTCAAAACGCTGACCATTGCCACCGTCACTACTCTTAGGACGAACTGCTGCATAACGGGGGTCAGATTTATTGCTGTTATAATCCCGCTGTCTCAGTATTCGGATGCGATGCTCTCCAGTCAGTTCGATTGGATACCATTGTTCATCCGAATCCGTGTACGTTATTAAACCGATTAAACCACCAAAATCAGCACTTAGAGTGTAGTCCTCAGTTCCCGAAACGGTACTGAGTGTGGTAGTTGGCTCCAAGAAAGACCACCGATGTCCTTTCGGAGACATTGAATTTGGTGGAGGATGATAGAACTGCCTTAAACCAGAATTGATCATTTCATCTATCTGGTCAGTCTCATCTGATGTCCAGTTTGAGCTATTCCGGTCACCAAGCCACAACCAACCAACTTCTTTCCTGAGACTGGTTAGTGTTGTGCTTAACGTGCTTTCTGTGCTGGTATCTGCCGGTGAGCCAATTGTCTTTATTGTGAATTGGACAGGTACACCAGAGGAGTGCGTGAAGAGTAAACCAACAACCGATGCGTTCATTTCGGTTGCAGTCAGGTCAATGGAATACTGACCATTCCCCTCCTCTGCAATTGTGCCAGATAAAGCTGCCTGAGTACCACCATCTTTAGTGTGATACTTCCCAATTGCACTAGCAACACCTGTCAATGCCGCACCAGTGGTGGCATTGACCATACCAAATGTAAAACCCGTTACCGCTGTGTTTCTTACAAAACTCATTTAGTGGTTTTTTTCTTTACTACCGGCTTAGGCAAATGTTTCGCAACAGCCAATAACACACAAATTTCAGACAGAGGTAACACCCCCTCCTGCTTTTTGTGGTAATAGCTATGTGCATCAGCAATAACCTGCCTCTGCATATCGGTTAATGGGCCAAAGGATTCTTCCAACTCGTGCAGTAATACTTCCATCTTTCCCTCTTAAAAATAAAGCTGGGGCGGGGTTGTAGCCCCACCCCAGCTAAGGTCTCACTAAGGTAGCGAACCTAGTTAGCAATCTGCTCAACTTGATAGCAAGCAATCCAATCAACATGAAGAATTGGATCAGTCGTACCAGCAGAATGGCATACAAGTGTAGGAGTCATCTCTACAATTGGAATCTGCGTAGTATGAGCAGTTTGAGCAATACCATTAACGTATGGTGTAATGCTGCTAATACCATCAACGATAAAGCCAACCTTGAAGTAAGTACCGTCTGCTAAAGTATGCAGACCAGTCGAACTGTCACGGCTACCAGCTTTTTCGCTGTGGAAATCAACGGCACCATCGTCATCGAGATGCTCAAAGCAGATATGGTTAGCAGTCGAGTTTGCACCCGAAGCTAAAACCGTAGTATCAACTTCAGCCAGACCAACAACCAAGTTGCCGGTATCACTTCCGCTAGTACCAATATCTGCAATCTTTACACGAGCTTCAAAGTAAATCTTACTGTCAGCACTAGCAATAAAGCTGCTAGCTCCGGCAGCACCACCCATTTGAATTTGCACACCTTGGTTGTTGGTGCTACTTGCTGCATCCAGCAATAGAACACCACCCTTGGCGGCAGCATCAAGTGCGGCTGTACCGGCAGTTGCCTGAGTAAGAACCCACTTGTTCTCATCATCAAAAGTTAAAAAGTCATCCACGAAGCCAAATCCTTCGCTAAGACCACCGTTGTTAATCTCCGTTATCGGAGCTTGCGCCCAAATGTTTGGAGACAGACCACGGCGAAGTGAAGAAGCCTTGGCTTGAGGTTTTGTGTATAAATCACCCATGATTTATTTCGCTCCTCTCATATTAGGCGACATAACCGACGAACAATTTACGCCGGTTGTAACAAACGAAGTTGCCCCATGAATCCATGTGAACCGTTCGTACAGTGTGCTGGTTGGAAGCCTGTTGAGGCTTGTGTACCAACATATCAACGCCCTTCTTGTAGAAATACTTGAAGACGTTGAAGTTTACACCGTAGATAGGCTTACTGGAATCATTAGCCTGCAAGTAAGGAACCCAAATGATCGGGTTGCCTTTGAAGACTGCGGAACCAGCGTATTTTGCAAGATCAACACCGAGGTTATCGTTGCGACCTTCCAAAATCTTCTCAACTTCTTCAAGAACGTCATACGTTGTGAAGAAGCACCAGTTAGAGTCACCCTTACCGCCAGCCAGTTCAGCAAACTGCTTAGGAGCTTTGAAGTGAGTGTGAGCAACTGCTTTACGCCACTTAGACACAAGATCGTCACGGGAGATGCTGGTGTAGTTAAACGACCAGTTCTTCCAGTTTGATACTGTGTTGACATTGATACCAGCGGCACCATTCGAGAAACCGGATGGATTTCCACCAGTAAAGCCACCACCGGGAGTCGTTGCGGATTTTTGAATCCAGAACGGGATACCTGATGGGTTACGTGGAGATTGAGTATCGCTGCTTGGAGCAGACCAGAGAGCGTCTTCCATTAACTCAAAGTAATCGTTGTACATTGAATGACGACGAATATCGAGTTCTCGGATGAGCGTTTCACGGTCAGACTGCATTGCATCTTCATGAACATCATAACTGAAGTTCACAGTTGCTTTCGACCACTGTTGCTTTGCTTCAGTAGTCAAGTCTTTTACAGCCGTTTGATCGACACTATACAATTCTGAAAACTTAGCAGTTCCAGTGTTTGATGTCTGAACTTTCCAGTTCAGTTGAACACCGCCCTGTACCGGAGTACGGGACTTACCTGCCAAGAACTTTGATGCGAAAACGTGATGTTGCTTGTCCAAGGACAAATCAACCCAGCGCTTTCTAGTGAAGTTGTCAAGCGTTAGATTGACAAAATCATCTAATTGATCTGGAAGCAATGGCATTGCTTAATTCCTTATGTTTCAAACCGATCAGATGTCACCATTTTCTCTTAGGTAACTTTCATAAGCATC